TAAGTAGAGGGTTATGTAAAAAGAAGATGTGCTGAATATAGTATAGATTCTTCTTATGATGTAATAGCAGAAGAAATGCCATACTTTAAAACCCTAGCATACACTGAATATGCAGGTTGTTTTTATATACAACCACTAAACTACAAATTAAGAAACGAGCAAATGATCGATGCTTGGTATGATAAAGAAGAACTTGGTTATCCAACTTTAGATTATTCTGCTTGGTTTGTTGATAAAGTAGTAAACAATGATAGTAACAAGTATTTAGAAAGAGAAGATGTTACTAAAAATTATCCAGCTAAAGATAACTTAGTTGTTTTACCTGGATCTAACAAGGTGCGAGAAAATGTTTGTTTAAATAAATTAAAACATATTAAACAACAGCATGGTGATAATGTTTACTTTAAACCGCATCCTATAACAACACACCAGATAATTGGTGAGTTAAAAGATTTTTTTGGTGAAGACTGTATATTACCTAGAAACGCAGATATGTATTACTTTTTACAAAAAGCTAAAAATGTATATACAACTCATATAAGTGAAAGCTGTTTATTTGCAGCAGTGCTAGGTAAACATATACAACCAATTGATGTTTGGAATAATATACAAAGAGGATCGTTTTATTGTATAAACAATCATATATTTAAAGAGCAAGCGCAAGCTAAAAAATTCATCAATTACACTTTTTCAAGTTATAAATCAGGTATTATAAATCCTGCTATAGATAAGAACTGGAAAAAGAAAGTAGATGATTATTTAGATTATATAATGTTTAAACGAGAAACTTATAAAAATTGGTTTCTAGCATCAGAACCAAAAAAGAAGTAAAAATAGTGACAATTGCGTGATAATAAAAAAGTAAAATCAATTTAAATTAAATATAAATTATGGCAAAAAGTAAAGCAAAACCTACAAAGGTTACAAAACAAGAATTAGAAACAATACAAGGTCTTGTTTCAAATATAAACGAATCACAAATGAGAGTTGGTGGTCTTGAGATACAAAAAAAATATGCTATGGATCAAGTTCTAGCTTCTCAAGAAAAACTACAAGTTTACAACAGAACATTACAAGAGAAATATGGTTTAGTGTCTGTTAATATACAAGACGGCTCATTAAAACCTCTACCAAAAAATGAAGTTAATAAGAAAAATTAGTATCGGTAGAGACTATAAAAACGAAGCAATGCATTACTCCGTAGGCCAGGAGGTCTATGGAGGACATGTGATCGATTCTATAATAGAGGAAGACGATAAGTTTAGTGTATTTATTAAGAAAAACGACGAGCTTATGCCATGGAAAGACTTTAATAAAAACATGGCAGTATCCGTTGAGTATAATCTAGAGTTTTAGTGAAAAGTGTTGAAAACTTTATAATTAAACCATTAAACAATAAAAGGTATAATAACATAAAGAGCATAGGAGATAAGCAGTTAATACTTAACTCAGATATTTTTTCTCATCAATATGTTAATAGACACGCAGAGGTTATTGCAATACCTACAGTTGGTGACACCGATATAAAAGTGGGTGACACTGTTATTGTTCACCACAATGTGTTTAGAAGATGGAATAATATGAAAGGTGAAGAACAGGATAGCAAATCATATTACAAAGATGATATGTATTTTGTATTTCCTGATCAAATATTTTTATATAATAACGGTGATGAGTGGATAGCAAATGATGGATTTTGTTTTGTCCAACCTATAAAATCTATGTCAAAAGATATTTTTAACGAAGACAAAGAACAACCATTGGTTGGTATATTAAAATATCTTGATAAAGGGTTAGTTGATATGGGATTAAAAGCTGGTGATTTAGTTGGTTTTAGACCTACTAGTGAATACGAGTTTATTATAGATGATAAAAGATTATATAGAGTATTAACACATTTTATTACAATTAAATATGAATATCAAGGACAAGAAGAAGAATATAATCCAAGCTGGGTATAAAGCTGTTGACGAATTAGTAAAGGTTGCTCGAGAAAAAATAGTAGAAACAGAAGATGATGTTTCCGCTGATAGATTAAAAAATGCTGCAGCTACTAAAAAGCTAGCTATATTTGATGCTTTTGAGATATTAAATAGAATACAAGAAGAGCAAGATATGCTTGACGGTAAAGCAAAAGAAGAAGTTAAAGAAAAAGCTTTTAGTGGTTTTGCTGAGAAAAGATCAAGATAATGTACGAACAAACATTATATAAGGTTGTAAATCCTATAAAAACAAATACCATTAAAAGACTTAATAAGTCTAAAAAATGGAAATATGGTTATAACAAAGAACATGATGTTGTAGTTATAAGTAAAACAGGTGAGATTGGTGATGTGTATAGCATACAAAATTTACAAATAGCTTTACCAAAAACACCTAAAAAAGTAAAAAAGTTTGATAACGATACTTGGCAAGTTACTGAATATCCAAAAGAACTACAAAGAATAAACACTATATTTGATTGGAAAAATTATCCAGTTGATTTTAAAAACCGATATATAGATTATATAGAAGACGAGTTTGCAAAACGTGATAATGGTTTTTGGTTTTTAAACAAAGGTGAACCAACATATATAACTGGAACACATTACATGTATTTACAATGGAGTAAAATAGATGTAGGTAAACCTGATTTTAGAGAAGCTAACAGATTATTTTATATATTTTGGGAAGCTTGTAAAGCTGATAGCAGGTGTTACGGTATGTGTTATTTAAAAAATAGACGATCTGGTTTTTCGTTTATGGCATCTGGTGAAATAGTTAATCAAGCTACTTTAGCAAGTGATAGTAGGTTTGGTATATTATCTAAAACTGGTCCTGACGCTAAAAAGATGTTTACTGACAAGGTTGTACCAATATCAGTTAACTATCCTTTCTTTTTTAAACCGATTCAAGATGGTATGGATCGACCTAAAACAGAATTAGCTTATAGAGTACCAGCTAGTAAATTAACTAGAAGAAATATAACTGTAGATAACAAAGAAGAACTTGAAGGATTAGATACAACTATTGACTGGAAAAACACTGGTGATAATAGTTATGATGGTGAAAAACTAAAGTTATTAGTACACGATGAGAGTGGTAAATGGGAGAGACCTAATAACATATTAAATAACTGGAGAGTTACAAAAACAACACTACGATTAGGTAGTAGAATTATTGGTAAGTGTATGATGGGATCTACATCAAACGCTTTAGATAAAGGTGGTGACAACTTCAAAAAACTTTATAAAGATTCAGATGTCACAAAAAGAAACCGCAATGGACAGACTAGCTCGGGATTATATAGTTTGTTCATACCTATGGAGTGGAACTACGAGGGATTCATTGATTCTTATGGATTACCTGTATTCGAAACACCACAAACAGAAGTCAAAGGACCATATGGTGATTACATAGATATAGGTGTTATAAGCCATTGGCAAAACGAAGCAGAAGGTTTAAAAAACGATGGAGATGCTTTAAATGAATTTTATAGACAGTTTCCAAGAACTGAAGAACATGCTTTCAGAGATGAAACTAGAAACAGTATATTTAATTTAGCAAAAATATACGAGCAAATAGATTATAACGAAGAGTTTGCTGAAGATTATTTAACAAGGGGTAATTTTCAATGGACAAATGGTATAAAAGATACAAAAGTTATGTTCTACCCAGATTTAAAAGGTAGATTTAAAGTGTCATGGGTACCAAAAGTATCACAACAAAACAATGTTATAATTAAAAACGGTATTAAATATCCTGGTAATGAGCATATGGGTGCTTTTGGTTGTGATAGCTACGACATATCAGGAACTGTTGATGGTAAAGGATCTAAAGGTTCTTTACATGGTTTAAGCAAGTTTAGTATGGAAGACTGCCCACCAAATCAGTTTTTCTTAGAGTATATAGCTAGACCACAGACTGCTGAGATGTTCTTTGAGGACGTTCTAATGGCTTTAATATTTTACGGGATGCCTATACTAGCAGAAAACAATAAACCTCGTCTATTGTATTATTTAAGAAGACGTGGTTATAGAGGTTTTAGTATGAATAGACCTGATAAAGTTTGGAATAAACTGTCAACAGCTGAAAAAGAAATAGGTGGTATACCTAACTCTAGTGAAGATGTTAAACAAGCACACGCTGCAGCAATTGAAATGTATATACAAGATCACGTTGGTGATCAAGGTAAAATGTATTTTACTGAAACATTGCAAGACTGGTCTAAGTTTGATATAAACAATAGAACAAAGTTTGATGCAGCTATTAGTAGTGGTTTAGCTATTATGGCATGTAACAGACATTTATATAACCCTAACGCTAACGTTGAAAAAAGAAAAATAAACATCAAAATAGCAAAGTATGAAAACAAAGGTACTTTGTCTAAATTAATAAAATAAGAATATGGCCGAATCAATAATGAAAGATTATTTTCCAAGTCAAGTAGCTCCAGATATTGAAAAAGTATCAGAAGAGTATGGCTTAAAGGTAGCTAAGGCTATTGAAAGCGAGTGGTTTGTTAGAGATGGTGTAACTTACAGGTTTGCTAACAATCAAGATAGTTTTCATAGACTAAGACTATATGCTAGGGGAGAACAGTCTGTACAAAAATATAAAGATGAATTATCTATTAACGGTGATTTATCTTATCTTAATTTAGACTGGAAGCCAGTTCCTATTATACCTAAGTTTGTAGATATAGTAGTAAATGGTATTGCTGAAAGGATGTATGACATAAAAGCTTATTCACAAGATCCTTACGGTGTTGATAAGCGTACAAGATACATGGAAAGCATGTTAATTGATATGGCTAATAAAGAGTTTAACGAAGAAGTTAAAGCTATATACGGTAAAGGAATATTACAAAACAATGAAGAAGACATACCAGAAAACAAAGAAGAGCTAGAATTACATATGCAGCTTAATTATAAACAAGCTGTTGAAGTTGCTGAAGAACAAGCTATAGCTACTTTATTAGCTGGTAATAAATACGAGTTAACAAGAAAAAGATTTTATTATGATTTAACAGTGTTAGGTATTGGCGCTGTTAAAACTAGTTTTAATACATCAGAGGGTGTAACTGTTGAGTATGTTGATCCTGCTAATTTAGTTTGGTCTCATACTGATGATCCATATTTTGAAGATATATATTATGTTGGTGAAGTAAAAACAATACCTATAAATGAGTTAGTAAAACAGTTTCCTGAGTTATCAAACGAAGAATTAGAAGAAATATCTGGTCAAAGTTTTAGAAAAGCTGGTTATTATAATACAGCTCATGATTATGATGAAATAGATAAAAACCAAATACAAGTTTTATATTTTAATTATAAAACATATTCAAAAGAAGTATATAAAGTAAAAGATACAGCAACAGGTGGAACTAAAGTAATAGTTAAAGATGAAACTTTTAATCCTGTTTTAAACGATGCTTTAGAAGCTAGATTTGGTAAGCTTGAAAGACAAATAGAGGTTTTATATGAGGGTGCTTTAATATTAGGTAGCGACAAGTTACTTAAATGGGAGCTTGCTAAAAACATGATGAGACCTAAGAGTGACTTTACAAAAGTTAAAATGAACTACAATATAGTTGCTCCTCGTATGTATAAAGGTAAAATTGAATCATTAGTTGGTAGAATAACAGGTTTTGCTGACATGATACAGTTAACTCATTTAAAGTTACAACAAGTATTAGCAAGGATGGTACCAGATGGTATATTTATGGATGCTGATGGTTTAGCTGAAGTTGATTTAGGTAATGGTACTAATTATAATCCACAAGAAGCATTAAACATGTTCTTCCAAACTGGTAGTATAATTGGTAGATCTTTAACTGCTGATGGTGATCCTAATATGGGTAAAATACCTATACAAGAAATATCTAGTGGTAACGGTGGTGGTAAACTACAAAGTTTAGTACAGACATATAATTATTATTTACAAATGATAAGAGATGTGACCGGTTTAAATGAAGCTAGAGATGGTAGTACTCCTGATAAAAATGCTTTAGTTGGTGTTCAAAAAATAGCTGCAGCTAATAGTAATACAGCTACAAGACATATATTACAAGCTGGTTTATTTTTAACAGCAGAGGTTGCAGAGGCGTTATCATTAAGAATATCAGATATATTAGAGTTTTCACCTACAAAAGATGCCTTTATACAAGCTATAGGTGCTCACAATGTTGGTACATTAGAAGAAATGGCAGAATTACATCTATATGACTTTGGTATATTTATTGAATTAGAGCCAGATGAAGAAGAAAAACAATTGTTAGAAAACAATATACAAATGGCTTTAACACAGCAAAGCATAGAACTTGAAGATGCTATTGATTTAAGAACAATTAAAAATGTTAAACTTGCAAATCAATTATTAAAAATAAGACGTAAGAAAAAGCAAGAAAGAGATCAACAGTTACAACAACAAAATATAAAAGCTCAAGCTGACGCTAATGCTCAAGCGCAAGAAGTAGCAGCTCAAGCAGAAATAAAGAAACAACAAGCAATAGTTGAAATGCAAAGTCAGTTAGAAAAAATAAAAGCTGATATGGCTAGTAAAAAATTACAAGAAGAAACTGTGCTTAAAAAAGATTTAATGAATCACGAGTTTGAATTAAACATGAAATTAAAAAACATGGAAGATCAAGCTATTGATAAAAAAGAATCTATAAAAGAAGATAGAAAAGACCAGAGAGTAAAATTACAAGGTGAAGAGCAAAGAAAAAGCAAGAGAGCTGCTAAAAACTTTGAATCTTCAGGTAATGATACTTTAGGGCAGGGAATAGACATGAGCGTGTTTAATCCTAGATAATTTGTTTAATTATATAATATTATATTATGGCTAAAAAAGAGAAAGAAGTAGTTGAAGAAGTTCAACCTACTGAAACTGAAGTAAAAGCTAATGAGGAAGTTTTAGAAGAAGGTGGTGATATGAAAATGAAAGCACCTAAACCTAAAAGACCTAAACAGCTTGTCGAGCAAGATACTGAAATTAAAAAAGTTGATCTTAGCAAGGCTAAAGAAGAGGTTACAGAAGATAATGTAACAAAAGTTGATATGTCAACAAAAGAGGAAGAACAACCTGAGGAAAAAGTTGTTGAAGAAGTTAAAGAAGAAACTAAAGAAGAGGTTAAAGAAGAAACACCTGTGCTTGAAGAAATTACTGAAGAGCAAAAGGAAGAAATAACTGAAGAAATAGTTGAAGCTAAAACAGAACAACTAAAAGACCAGGTTGAAGAAGCTGTAGAACAATCACAAAATACAGCTGAACCTTTACCGGAAAATATTCAAAAAGTTGTAGACTTTATGAATGAAACTGGTGGAAGTCTTGAAGAATATGTTAGATTAAATCAAGATTATAGTAACTATGATGACAATCAATTACTAAGAGAATATTATAAACAAACTAAATCACATCTTACTGATGATGAAATTAGTTTTTTAATGGAAGATCAATTTTCTTATGACGAAGAAGCGGATGAGGAAAGAGATGTTCGCAGAAAAAAATTGGCGTTAAAAGAGCAAGTTGCAAATGCCAAAAGCCACTTAGACGGGCTAAAGTCTAAATACTATGAAGAGATCAAAGCTGGTGTTAAGTTAACACCTGATCAACAAAAGGCTGTTGACTTCTTTAATAGATATAACAAGGAACAAGAGGTTAGTCAAAAAGACCATGAGCAGAAAACATCTATATTTAATAAGGAAACTAATAAAGTTTTTAACGATACTTTCAAAGGTTTTGAATATAAAGTTGGAGACAAAAGATTTAGATTCAATGTTAAAGATGTTAATAAGGTTAAGACAAGCCAAAGTGATATTACTAATTTTGTTAAAACTTTCTTAAATGAAAAAAATGAAATGAGTGATGCTGCTGGCTATCATAAAGGCTTATTTACTGCTATGAACGCTGATGCTGTTGCTAATCATTTTTACGAGCAAGGTAAAGCAGATGCTATAAAAGATAGTGTTGCTAAAGCTAAGAACGTAAGTATGGACCCTAGACAAACACATAAAACTGTTGAGGCTGGTGGTATAAAAGTAAAAGCTATTAGTGGTTTTGATTCAAACGACTTCCGAGTTAAAATCAGAAAATAAGTTTAACAAAAATTAAAAATTAGAAACTATGAGTTTTTTAACTTCGCCAAGTACATTGGCAAACTTAAATCACGTCACGCCGAGACCTACACAAGGGTTATTTAACGATAACTATCTCTCATTTGACAGTGATACAGGTGGTGGGACATTTGCACAGCAATTCTTGCCAGAAATTTATGAAAAAGAAGTAGAGAGATTCGGTAAAAGAACTATCTCTGGATTCTTAGGCATGGTAGGTGCTGAAATGCCTATGGCTTCTGATCAAGTTATTTGGTCTGAGCAAGGTAGATTACACATCGCTTATGAGATCGATGGATCAAACGTTAAAGTTAACAGTGCTACTGCTAACACTATTGACGTTCCAAGCGGTCACTTAATTCAAAATCATGATACGATTATTGTTGCTAATGCTAACGCAACAAAAGTATTAAAGTGTCTTGTTATCAATGACGCAACGGCTGCAACAAGAATTACTGTTGCTCCTTATACTCAGCTAAATTTAAGTAACGCATCAAGTGGTGCTGTTAACTTTGCAAACGATGAGGCTGTTAACATATTCGTATATGGTACTGAATATAGAAAAGGATCTTCTGAAACAACAAGATCTATGGACGCATCTTTCACTAAGTTTAGCAACAAACCAGCTATTATCAGAGACAGATACCAAGTTAATGGTTCTGACACTGCACAAATCGGTTGGGTTGAGGTTACTTCTGAAAACGGTGCTTCTGGGTACTTATGGTACTTAAAATCTGAGCATGAAGCAAGATTAAGATTCAACGATTACATCGAAATGATGATGATTGAAGGTGAGTCTGCTGCTTCTAACTTTACAGGTGCTGGAGATTTTGCAGTTGGTGGTACTCAAGGATTATTCTCTGCGTTAAGCGAAAGAGGTTTAGTTTTTGAAGCTCCAGGTTTTGATAACGTAGATTCTTCTGCTCCTTACACTCAACAAGGTTTAGCTGAGTTTGATTTAATTCTAAGTGAATTAGACAAGCAAGGTGCAATTGAAGAAAACATGATGTTCTTAGATAGAGCTACGTCTCTTGAAATTGACAACATGCTTGCTTCTATTAACTCTGGTGCTGTTGGTGCAAGTGGATCTGGTTATGGTGTATTTAATAACTCTGAAGATATGGCGTTAAATTTAGGTTTCTCTGGTTTCAGAAGAGGTTCTTATGACTTCTACAAAACTGACTGGAAATACTTAAATGACTCTGT